GTTTCTTGTTGTTTATAATATAATTTACAAAATGCTTTTGCGATATTTCTCAATATATCTTTATCATCACAACTATCTATCTCAGAAGCAAGTTTAGTATATGCAAAACTTTTTGATAAATTTTTAAGTTCAATTTTGTCGGGATCCATTTAATAACTCCTTAAGTAATGATTTAATCTCATCAATATCATCCTTCATACTAGCAACTTCTTGCTCAATGGTTTGTACTTTTTGATTCTTTTCAGATTTCACTTTACGTGTTGAAAGATACTGTTGATAGTCAAGATCATTTACATTAAGTATTGCATTTGTTTGAGGATCTCTTGCGAGATCCTTATTTCCATCTAATCCGTAAACATCCATATTATGCTAAAGCGATTACTCTCAGTTCTCTAATCTTAGGAACATAACATTGTGATCTAGATGTCAAGTTCAATTTGATTCTATAATTTCTAAAGGAAGGAAGTTGATCAATAGTAAAGGTATACTCTTTATAATCAGTTTGATATGGATTAAAGACATAAGAGTTTGATTTCACAACATAACTATCTGGAAGTCCATTATTATTTTCTGCAGCAATTACTTCACCCCTAGTGTTCAAGTTCAAATATCCAGGGAATGGTGTAAAGACTGGATCCACGCCATTTCTATTGTTGATTGCATAGAATGCTCTTAGATCAGCCTCTTCATTCAGGTGTGCAGAAACAATAATCTTGATAGAAGATGCTGGATTTTCAAGCAATATCTCCTTAGAAACATATTGACATGCTGTAGGATCTTCTAATGGAGAATCAACTCTGGGATCAGTTGCATAATTTGCAATTACATCATTTACCCTGTTGCTTGTCAAAACAGCACTGACTCTTTGACCATCAATAACTGGACTAATTCTAGTATCAGTTGTGTTGAGGAAGAGTCTCATATTCATAGATTTGGATCCAGGAATATTTGTTAATCGTGCATCCTCATTGATCTTAGATGCAATCATTCTTGGAGTTTCAAAATAATTTTTCTGGTTGATAGTAATGTCTTCAAATCCAGAATCAATATATGCAAACTCACTTCCACTGAAACTCTTAGAAGTCGTGGTTCTAAGTTCACCTGTTATTACGGTTCCTGGAACCGTAATATTTTGAACATTTGGAGTAATGAGTTCAAATGGTATATTTTGAGTTGCTTTTACATGATATCCACCAGCGGACTTGGTGCTATCAACATAAAGTTTTGGCCAACCAACATCAGTGCTTCTGTCCGTGCCAGTTGCTGAAGTCATGTCCAATTTAATCTTATAAGAATCAAATGTAAATTGATCAGATTCGGTAACATTTGAAAGATCATGAGTTGTGTTAATTCTATTTAAATTAACACCACCAAGTTCATACTTGTAGACAGGTGTTCCAGCTGGATATGTCTTTGGATTTGGTCCTCTAACAATATCACCACCAATCGTGTTTCCAGAGACATTTGTATATTCGATGATCTCATCACCAATCAGGAGATAACCTGTATTGGTTGTTCCAACTCCAACTTTTTCAAAAGTAGTAAAGTTGGATGCAAGAGCAACTGTGATTCCGTCTGTAGAATCTGCAGGATATCCAGCAGTAAGTGTTGTTGGTTTGACATCAGGAGCAATTCCCGATAACTTAACAAGGTTATCGGTGAAATACATTCCATGGTTTTGATGGTTGACATTAAGATGGAGTCCATCACTGTCAATATTGATAGTTGATATTTGAACATCTCCACCAGTTCCAAGTCCTGCGGCACCAGAAGAATTTAATTCTGTGCTAATTCCAGAACTATTGAAGAAGAACAACGTATTTGCTGCACCAACAACGAATTCACCTTGTACATTATTAAGAATAAGTTCGCTTGTTTGTCCAATTCCAGCAACAGTTAGTCTCGCATTTCTGCCAACACTTGCAATACCGATGGTAGTGATTCCAAGAACATCTCCAACTTGATATCCAGAACCTCCGTTTGTAATTGTTGCAACACCAATTACACCACTATTAACTGTTACATCTGCCGTTGCACCTCTACCATTACCAGTGATAGTTACAAGATTTACACCACTAAATGCTTGATTTCCATCTATTGGTGTATATCCAATTCCAGCATTGCTAACAGTCAGAGTTCCTGTTGCAGTTCCAGCGGTCCCGACCAGATCACCAGTTGCATTAGTCCCTTGCTGGAAGAATGTGTTTCCAATTTCATAAACATCAGCAACAGTGGTTCCAAGACCAACTCTAATTTGTCTAGAATTGAGATTGATTGGGTTGGGGAGCAACGTTGGGATCTGTTTATTACCATCAGTCAATTCTGGACTATAGAATTCTATACTTCCATTTTCAATAAAGTCTGCTCTGTAAAGAGTGAATTTAAGATCTTCCCACTGACTTGGTTCCCATGTTGAAGCATTTTGAGATTTAAACAGAGATCCAACTTGTTGAATATTTGGTTGGTTTGAAATAAAGGTATCTGATAAAAGATCATTTTCACCAACTCTGGAAATGTAAACACTGTATTTGGTTGAGTTAGATGCTAAACAAATAGCATACTCCTTTCCACCCTCAAGGTAAACTGGTGCTTTGAACTGAATATTTGTAGCAATAGATCCATCCGAAGAAGTTTGAATATCATCTGGATCCAAAACAACTTCAGAGAATGGCAGAATTCTTGGTGTTGGGAATCCGCCATCCATAGTTCTAAGTTGGAAGACAACAGGAATATCCATGTCATCTTTGGATCTGAAGAACACATCACAACTTGTCATAAAGACACCAGTTTCATCTTTAACCAAGAAGGATTGTGCCAGTGGATCATACCAAGTAATAATTGTTTGGGTTCTAGTTTGACTACCAACCAATCTGGTTCCAACAGTTTCGGTTCCAAGATCTCTACTTACATTTCTACTTTCAAATTCATTTTTCAGTTCAATTCTAGCATTTCTAACAGAAATAATATTTTCTTGAACTGTTTCCAAAGTTCCTGCAGAAGTAAATCCTTCTTCAGCGATTGTTGTTGCAAGATCTTGATTATTGTCGGGGTCGTTAACGAGAGTAAATACCTTTGTTCCCGTCTCAAATTTAGGGAAGTTGATATTGTTTGGATTTGGAATATAGTAACTTCCAATCAATGTAGCAGACAGGTCTGATACGAGTCTTACATTGGTAATAGTTGCTTGTGCTCCACTTGTGCTCCCTCTTAAGACCATTCCAGTTCCAACAAAACCATGGAAGTCTCCTCTTGCTTGTGCAGCAAGTGAAGCAGTATCGACATTCAAAATAGTTGAAGTTGAGGAATATGACTGTGCTAAAGGTCTAACAGTATATGGATTTTGTGGGAAGGTTTTTGTAGGTGCATCATATGGACCTTCTCTATGATTAGATTGTGCAACTCTAAATGTAATCCTTGGAGATGTATCTGCCAATTCTTCAGAGAGACCTGTTCTTAAAATTACACCCTCAACAGTTTCTCCAACCTGGAAAGTTCCAGAAGTCATTGAAATTTCTAAGAGTTTTGGAACACAATACTTGGTGACATCAACACCATCAAAGAATGCATAAAGTCTTGTAAGTGGTTTGACTCTCTTGGATACGAACTCAATGTTTCTTGATCGCATATTTGCAATCAATTCTCTACTTACAACTCTGTCACCAACAGAATTCATTTCAAAGTCTTCAGTTACAATAGTTCTGACACCAGTTCTGTTCTGAACACCTTCTTGAACTCTTGTTCTAAAAGTATCTTCAAAAACACGATCTGTTACAGTTCTTCTTTCTACACTCTGCCTACCTCTTCCACCTGGACCTTGACGATGAATTGTATCTGGTCCATTATTTTCAACTCTTCTTTGCGTTGTTTCTGTGGCACTAATTGTGCCCCAGTTAGTTTCCCAAGAATCCCAGAGAATAGGACCAAATCCAGTCTGCTCATCAATAGTACCATTTTCAACTAAGTTATTGAAAGTTTCGGCATAGTTACCTTCAGTCTCAATAATTTTTGCTTCAAGTCTTGATTGATCGACCCAATTATCAGAGGCTGGAGTTAACTCAAGAGTTCCATTCCAGAAACTAATCAAAAATGGAGTTACACTTTCAGTTCTTGTAGCAAATGTTTGAGACAAGTATTCAACTTCAGCATAATCTAGGGAAATGATATCATTTGATTGTTTTCTAATATTATTTCCTTCAACAGTTGCAAAATTAATATCATTTGTTTGATCAGTATCAACTACTGGTCCGTGAACCAAATCAACGGAAGTTGTATAGTGTCTTGGTCTTAATTCACCATGACCTCTGTCAATTGAGTTTTGAATTCCAAAAGATTCATCTTGAGTTTGGAATCCTGAAAAATTATCAACAAAGAATCCTGCTTTGAATCTGTTCAAACCATCATTATCTGCAATAAAAAGATTTGCAGTTTCTTTTTCTAATAAAGATAACGTCGTATAGTATTCAAGATTTCTAATTCTATCTTCAAGTTTTTTGATATCTTGCATACGATATCTCTTATATTCACTGAAAGAAATTTTTGCTTCTTCAGGTGTAAATAAGAATGGTGGAAGGTTTATAGTGCAAATTTCAATAGCATCATCAATTGGATTTGGTTTAATTGGATTGTCGGATGGCGCACCGTAAACAATCTGAAACTTACCATCTTTTGAAAGAAAGACTCTATCAATTCTTCCTTGATAGTATGAGACATCTGCGGCAATTGCCTCATCTGATGCAAGAACATTAAGTGCCGATTGACCAGAAGAGTTAAATGTTCTTCCTAAAAATTCAAGTGGAGATCTTACTCCGGTTGTTACTGTATAATTAGAAACTCTTGGTCTAATGTCAATGATATCTGAGGTTCTATAAATGTCTATAGATTTAATATCATTTGTGTAATCAAATTGTTCATATGAATTGACAGTGGTTACATCACCATCATCAGTAGAATCATAATATGCACTAGAGAAGTAAATTTTAATTTGATTTGTTGGTTTTGTTGCTTTATTCTTCCTTTTAATAGAACCGTAGTTATAGAATGTTCCTTCTTGACCAGTTCTAAACGTATAATTGGGTGAAATATTAAAACTTGGTGTGCTTAACGTGGAAATCCTAGCAGAAAGATTAGAATCTTGGAATGTTACAGTTTCTCCTTCAACAAACACAGCCTCATTTTTGTAAATAAATGAGATGTTTGCATCGTCAATAATTTCTGCAAGTATTGCCACAGCACCGCTGGTTTGTCCAGTAATTCTTTCACCAATTAAAAATTCAGAAGTTGTTGTGGAAGTGCTGTTAATATTTAAAAGAGATGTTCTAGGTGCAGAAGCAGTACTAGTGTTTGCTGACTCATAAACTCCATGAATTTCTATAACATCTGGATAATTCAAAGAAATAACTTCATCTTCTACTCTAGTTCCATATGGATATGCACCATAAACTAATCCATTATTCAGAGTAGTTGATCCAATACCAGAACCCTCAAGTTTAGACTTATTTACAATAATTGAATTTACTTTATTTTTAATTTTTACTTTTGCTTTTGGATTAGTTTTTCTGAGTGTACCAATAAGAGTAGCACCAGTATCGTCTGTTCCAAGTCCTCTGATTTGAAGAGTTTTTCCATCAGCACCAATTTCAAATTTATCGGATGAAAGTGCTTCTGTACTTCCATCAGATCTTGTTAAAAGATATCTTTCATCATCAAACGGCAAGAATGTTTCATTGGCTGCTGCTTGCACATCAGCAGAAAGTTGATTTGATGAAATATTAACGGTAAATGTTTTTCTGACCGATAAAATAGATTCTGAAATATCTACACTAGAAATATTTGCTTTTGGTAGAGGTGTAAACAGAGTATTGTCAGAAGATGATGATAAGGCAGTTGTTACAATTCTGAAATTCGATACTTCAATCTGAGATGCTGGCAAAAATCCACTAGCAATTCCAGAAACAGTATTAACCCCTTCAATTGTGATATGAGTTGCACCAACACTAACAACTCTAGCTGTAATTGGATCTTCTGTTAAACCAGTAGAAGTAGTATCGGTATATTGAATAATATCATTTTCCTTTACAATAGTTCCTGGGAATCTATCATTGGAAGAACTACGAACCGTGCTAACTCCACCAGAAACTGGAGTAATAGTAGCAACTCCAACAAAAAACTTAGGAGATTGAATTACATTCGCACTAAAAGTGTTGACACCGGTAATGCCATCAGAAAGTTCAAGAGTATTAGAAGTTCCATAAATTGATTTTACATCAGATATGCTATTTTCTGTTACAGCAATAGCAATTCTTCCATTTTCTATCCCATTAAAAGAAAGTCTTTCATTTAGAACAAAAGTTCCACTAGTATCATACACTGTCATTGCAGTGCCTGCATTTACAGCATATCTTAAAAATCCTGTAGCACCACTTGATTCACCTTTAACAAAAGTTGGAACGCTTAAAGTATGTGCTTGATTTAAGGCAATCTCAGTGGTAGTTTGGACATCAAAAAGTGCCAAGTCCCATTGATTTAAATTTCCATTACTGACGTTATATGATCCAGACTCAAGTCTGAAATCATAAACTCTAGCAAGACCTATTTCCTTTCCAGGTGCAGTTTCTTGATCAGATCCAACTCTTTGATTTCTTAAACTTACCGCATAAGTGTTACCAACTCCAATACTTGGAGATCTGTAAACAGTATTTACTTTGAAAGTTGGTCCAGTATTATAAATTATATTTTGATTGTCTAAAGTTCTGGTCGTTCTTGGTTTATCTACATCAAGATAAGTAACTCCTAAAGATTCGATTTCATATCCTTTTACATATGCTTTTCCTGGAGAAATTTTATAGAGTGCTAAAGTATCACTAGCAATTTCTCCACCTGGAGTAAATTGTCCAGTATTAAAGATTCCACCATTTCCGGTGTTGTTGTTTAAAGAATTAACAATAGTTACATCAAAAGGTTTAATATAGTAGTGTCCTGATTCGTCAAAAGTTCTTCGGGCAAGAGTATCTGTCCAATCTTTATATCCAGCTCCTCCACCAAGATTTCCTCTCTTCAAACTAGATGTCTGAAGAACACCATTAATTACTGTAGCAAGAAGAATAAAATTGTCATCACTGAAATCATCCAGTGGTTTTTTAAATAAACTTGTGCTTATTCTGAGTCTATCTGCTCCAGGTGCAGAATAATTGTTAAATCCCTGAGAATTATCATTCAGAGTTTCATCTAAGTCTGCTGTTACAATTTCTTCATTGATAAACAAACCTACTCTGTAACTAGGTGTGTTTGTGTACTGATCAAGAATCAGAACCTCTTTATTAACATTGACAAAATTTCCACGAATAAAATATACACCATTTTCAATTTGGAAAGAGCATCCAACTGCTGCAGCATTATTTTCTAAAGTCGATGCAACTGGAGCTCCAGGGGTAATCGTAGTATTTCCCAGTAACCCAGAAGAAATAGTTTCATTGCATGTTAACAATTCTCCATCAAAAAATTGTTGAGTGGAGTTGTTTGCAGTGCTTGAAGAAAGATAATTGATATATAATGTTAAATTGCCTCTCTCAGAGTCTTCAGGCAAAATTACACTATCAACGAAAGCAGTTACCCCAGATCTTTGACCTGTAATCTTTGTTCCAATTAATTGATCTACATATGCAGCAACTGGAACACCTTGATAACTATTTTGAAGTTGAATTGCATAATATATTTGGTTATATCCAATATTTCCAGGAATTACTTTTGCACCTTCTTTAAAGAAGTGTTGACCAAATCGTTCAACTTGATTTTGCAGAATTGACTGAAGAGTATTTAACTCTCTAGCCTGGACAGGATATCCAGGCTTGAATAATACTTTGTGGTAATCGTTCGTTGGATCAAAGTCGTCAAAATATGGCGATACGTTGAGGTTCGTTTGTTGAGGCATAATTCTTTAGAACTGCAAAATAACTTTTATGTCTTCCTTTTGGTTTGACGATCTGGTTATAGATGGTCTATTATCAACGTAAATAATATTACCAGAGTGTTTCTTGACCTCAGGATTGGCAATACCACTAGTAAAACTCTGACCAAGATAGTATGTACGATTATTTATTACGGTAGATATACCTGTGAAGTTTGTATCAATAGTTAGATCAGTACCTGTAGATGGAACAATAGTCAAACTTCCACCTGTTCCTGGACTTGATGTAAATTCAGTCAAATCATATCCATAGGTTGGATTTGTTTGTGCTGTTCCAACGGTGTTAAATCCTGCAAGACTTCTATCTTGCCAATACTTCAGAACACCGGTAGTTTGATCATAACTAACGACTCTACCAACAGCAGTAGTTCCTGTAGAAACAGTTTGTGTAAAATAAGAGTCTGCCGTAAAAGTCGCAGTGCTATATCCAACACCAACCAATCTCAATGCATTGGTTGCGGATGCCTTGTCCGAACTTAAGATAGTTGTTGATCCATAACGTTGTGGATTTTCAACAACACCAATTCTGGAAATTTGATTACCTGTTATGAAGTCTGGATTTTCATTGTCGTTTTCAATTCTAGAATACAAAAGAACATTATATGCACCAAGTTCTCTGTAAATGTCTGCACCATGTCCACCTTGTGGTGGAATTATAACATTAAACGTTGGTCTAGTAGTTCCTGTTGGAACTCCTCCAGCAATCAAGTCAACATTACCATAGGTGTATCCTGATCCTTGATTTGAAACAGTAACAGAACTTACTTGTTGATTGCCATCAATTACAATCGTACATTCTGCGCCAGAACCATCACCCTTAATGGGAACAGCAGAATAAACACTGTTTGCAGTTCCAAGACCAACTCCTCTATTGGTAATCGTGACGATTTTAATAGATCCATCTATAGCGTTATCTCTAACCGCGGCATTTGTACTGGATGTGCCCCAATCTGCAGGAACGGGCATGTACTGTGTTGATTCAAATTTGGCAACATCACTTGGACTAATAGTGTAAAGATACTTCCAAATGTATCCATCACCACTAGTTCCAGCTGCTCTTGGTTCCAAATCCGTAAAGGTTGGTTCATCAAGAGATGGTTGCCCTGTTGGATTGTCTGGGCTGGTTCCATTCTGCAAACAAATATAAACTCTAAAGTCACTATTCAATACAAAATAAGTTGCCAGATAAAGAGATGTTGATCCAGATACAGCAGCAGTGTTTGTTCTACTGTAATCATGACGGTACATATCATATGTTGTACCAGAAGACCAAACTCTTTTTGGAACGACTTGCTTTACATCAGAAGCATTAATCTTCTTCAAAGCAACCATTGTATCCCAATAGTCATTCTCTTGATTAAAATTGTCCTTAGGTGCAGGCGGATTCTGATCCCAATCCGACTGATAATCTGCTGGATTCGTCAAACCAACAAAAGAATAATATGAATTGCTGGAGTTTTTCACCCCAGCAACAAAGTTTTTGGCATTTAATATTCTAATCTGATCAGTTATAATGGCAGCCATTTGACGCAGTTTTTTCTTTATTTATTAGTGATAGTCTAGATATAATTTTTGGACTTCAAGAAATTGGTCCTTACGACCATAGTTGAGGTTGTAATACCAGATCCTTCAGTAAGACCTATTCCAGACTGAGTATACGCTGTATAGGTATTTGTGTTGGATCTATCAACAACATCAATCTTACCCCAACTAAATTGTCCTAGTCCATGATCGGAAGTAGTTATTCCAGAATAACCAGAGGCAAATCCATCAACATTAACAAACAATCTTCTGACATTTGTTGTGATGCCAGAAACACTAGTGGTCAATCCCTCAATCGAAGCAACCTGATAAACATTATCTGCAAAAGAAGTACCAACTCCAACAGTTCCCCCAGATTCATCCAACGAGGTTACACTTGTTGAACCAAGTCCAACAGTAGATTTTCTAACAATAAAGTAGTCATACTGTTGAATTCCAGTGATTGTAACTGCAACTCCAGCAAGTGAAGAATTTCTAAGGAATGAATCATATGGAATGTGAACGTCAAAGATCAGTTGAGTAGTTCCAATTCCAACGGATGTAGATCCAAATCCAACAATGATACCATCATCTCCAAAGTAATTGTTAACAGAAACTTCCTCTTCATTGTATGCGGGAGGAGAAATCAATACGGTTGGTGGATTTGTGTTTGTGTATCCAACACCAGGACTTGTGATTGCAATACCTGTTACTGTTCCACCAGCACTTATCGTCACAGTTCCAAATGCTCTTGTTGCAGAGGTATAACCAAAACTTACTGTTGCTGTAGTGTATCCAACACCACCATCAGAAATAACAACAGATGAAATTGTTCCCAGTCCAGAAACAACTGCTGTTCCAGCAGCACCAGTTTTTGCTTCTTGTGCAATGAATGTAATATTATTTTGGAATGTCAAAGAACTTGATTCGTTTTGAACATTAAACAATGGTCTCAGAGAATCAACATAAATTGCTGTTGAACCAACGCCAACAGATTTAATGATATACGCACTTGGATTGATAACAGGTTCATAAAGTTCTCTATCTTTACCAGTTGGAATCTGATCAATAATCTTATCTTCAGTTTGTCTACACCAGGTAACAGGTCTGGTCAGAGTAACGTCTTCAGTTTTACCTGGACCGTAATATGGATTGGTCTCTACGTTTCCTGTAGATAAAATATTAAAGACACTTCTAACTTCCTCATCCAGATATGCTGGTTGAGAATCTGACATATGCTTCAATTGTAAAGTATCACCTTTTTTAACAGTTTCAATAACATCTCTGAAGGCAACATCACTATCACCATTTCCTTTGTAGAAAATAATCTTAGCCTTATCACCAACCTTCAGTGCTTCTGTGAAAGTTAATGTGCTTCCACCATTGAATTCATATCCAACTCCAGGAACTTGTAAAATATCATTGACAAATACAAGAAGAACATCTTGTACATCAATTTTGGATCCAGGAGAGGAAACGATGGAAATCGAAGATCCACCTTGCTTTAATGGGAAGTCCCTTCTTGCTCCATCAATAAACTCATCAATGTTGTCAAGGATTTGCAAAGTTCCCAATGACCATCCAGCAAACTTATCATCAAATACTTCATCAACTGTCAGTTGGAATTCATTTCCAGAATAAGATGCTGTAGTAGGAATTCCAATTGTTCCTCCAATTGCGACTGTCAGTATGTCACCATTGCCATATCCATATCCGGTATTTCTTATTTCAAAGTCAATAACACTAGAACCTTGTCCAACGACAATATCGACTATTGCCTCAGTTCCCAATCCAAGATTGGAAGAACTATAATGTAGATTCAAGTTTGAATATGAAAGTGGGTCGTCAAACACAACAAATGGTTGATTTGTTGAGGTGTATCCAGATCCTGGATTTGTAATCGCAACACTCACGATATGACCATTACTAATCGCGGCTGTTCCAATGAATTCAATATTTCCAGTTCCCGTGCTTGAAGTTCCAACTCCAACATTCACCGTAGTTTGAACTCCAGATCTATATCCAGAACCACTATTTCCAATGCTAATGGATTCAATGGTTCCAGCAGCAGAGACTACAGCAGTTCCACCTGCAGCTACAAGAGGTTGATATCCAAATCCTTCAGTTGAGGCAACTGAAACTATAATACCACCCTTAGGGAAACTAGAAATTCCAACATCTGGTCCAAGAGGAGACTGTGGAACAGTTCCTTGGAAAGTCATGGTAGTGATTCCAGAGGATTCACTTAATACATAATTTTCTTGTGTTCCTGGAATTTGGAATATATCATTTATAAGAATTACTGCATTTTCTCCAGATATTCCAGTAACATTAGATCCTTCTTGCTTCAATGTGAATTGATTTTCAACACCATCAAATTGATCTGACACATTGTCAAAAATATAATTTTTAGAGTAAGAAGAATCTGAACTATTTTCTATTCCAGATCTCATGAAAGATCTTCCTTGGAAACTTGAAGAAGAAGTAATTCCAAGCCAATCTCTTTCATCAGGAGCATTTGTAGTTGACCCAATCGGAGTATTTCCGTAAGGTGCTTCTACAAAATTAATATGATTATTAACAATGTTGTAGTTTCCAGTGACTTTGGTAACTAAATCTCCAGTGCTTCCAATTCCAGGAGAAGTTCCCATCCATGCTCTACGAACTCTGATTGCATTGGTTTGTCCAATACCAATGCCTTCAATTTTCATTATTTCGTTGTTGATCTTAATTAGATCCGCACCAAAGAACGAAGTTATTCCAATAAATTCAATGGTCTCTGCAACCGCAGTAAAGTTTGTAGATAGTCCTGTAGTAATAGCAGTTGCGACAATAGGAGACTGTATTACATTGTCTATTGCAACAATAACCTTTGCATTTTGATTTGTCGCGACAAATCTATGAGAAGTTCCAATTCCAACACTTTCAAGATCTACGACCAAAGGAGTGCTTCTCAGTGCATTCTCTGCACTGGTTGCAATCTTAATGTTATTGTCATCAACCTTAACTACATACAGATTTTCTTCTGGGAGGAATGTTGTACTTGCTGCGCCAACAAAACTAGTTGTTGCAATTCCAATAGCAGATGCTGCTGTTCCAACATGGTTATAGGAAATTTTTTCACCCGTAACAAAGAAATGATTTGGAATCTTGATAGTGTTTGCATCGACATTAACAATTGTGGATTCATTTGCTAAGAAATATCTCTCAAAGATTGCATCGGTCTTATGAGTTAATCCAAACTCTCTCTTAATATCAGTCTCAGTTCCTTGATATGATCCTGGTTGAGTAACAATTGTGCCGTTAATAAAATCAATCTCAGAAGGATAACTTGTACTTCCAGATTCAAGACTAAGTGAATTCTTGAATACGGTAACTACGACATCAATACTTGGAAGTGGAGTAAACGTCAGAGAAGTCTTCCCATTCGAATCTATAAGAGCACCTACGGTTCCGAGACCAGCAGAACTTTCTAAGTTAGCATATTCTGCATAATATGCATCATATGGATTTGCAGTGTCAACAAAACTATCAATGACAACCGCTTCAGATAACTGAATTCTGTTATTAGTTGTATCGGTTACCTGAATAATAAAATATGCAGCATCTTCATCAGTAATATAATCAGAGATCGTTGTAATTCCTGGTGATCCAGATGCGGATATTGAAGTTGTTCTTGCATCAAGAGTTGATCTTTGCAGGGAAATTGTAGAAATTCCTGTTGAAGTGTGAGTTGCAAGTCCAACATACATTGTGTTAACAACCGCGGTTGTTGCAATACCAACTCCTGGGTGGAAATCAATATTCAAATTAGTGCCATCATCATAAGCAGAATATGTTCCAAATCCTGATGAAGAAGCTGCAGTAAGACCTTCTGCGGTTAATCTACCAAACTCCAGTAAATCGATAGTGGTTCCATCATTAATAACATTTAATTCAACCATCTCATATAAATTAGTTTTGTTAATATCTGGGGTGATATTTACTAAAACTTTTGCTGAAGTGTAAGTATTTGCAATTGAAACAATTGAAGTAGAAACTCCTGTTGTAATTTGTGTACTATCAGTTTCAATTTTAGCAACCCCAGCAAATGAGGTTGTTCCAATCCCTGTAGCAATACCACTTAAATTATATGAAATAGTTGTTAACTCATAGTCATTGACAGTATACTTGGTTGGATAGAATAACAATTGCCCATCAGATCCAGAAATACTAAAATCAAATGCACCCTGATCATATGTGGTTTCTACTCTACCGTACTGGTTTAAGTAACCTGATGATCCATCATGAACTAAATCAACAACAAGAATCTGTCTTTGAGCGGTGTATCTCTTGTCTCTTACATAAGTAATGTATTTCTGTGCTTTTACGTTTCCAAGATCAAATGTGTCAACAATACTAAAAGGTGTTGCCCTTGGTTCACTATTAAACTGTCCACTAATATCATCAATAGAAAGAACTCTGTTGCCGATAGATTCAAAGTAATCTGTTAAGATTCTATTTTTGAAGATAATTTCATTTGATATGAAAGGAGATCCAATACTATTTTCTGTTGCCAGATCAAAGTCATGAACACAGTGAAGACTTCCAAAAGAATCTATATCATTAACAACTGTCAATCCATCAGAAGATATTCCAATATTCATCTGATTTGTATTGGTGGATTCTAATTGATAATCAGAAAACTTCTTGTATCCAAGAGTATGATTGAGTGCGGAAACAGAATCATTCCAGGTATCAAAAGGAATTTCGGACTTAAGTGAATATGAGAACTTTTGATAATAGAAATTATCCTGAATTCTTTGTTGCTGGAAGTTTAAGAATCCAGAATCGGTTTGAGATCCTCTAATGACCTTAGATGATGCACCAAAATCAATAGAAGATTCAAATGCTTTTATTGAAGTTGCAATTCCAACAACATCTGAAGATTGTCCTGTAACAGACTCTCCAACAATAAAGTTATCGTTGGAAGAAATCTTTAAGATACCAAGTTTAGAATTCCAGTCTTCAACAATTCCAGTGGCAGAGTCTGATTTAATTTCTTCTCCAATAATGTAATCACTTGCTTTCAATGATATATCGAAAATTGGGAAGTGTTTTTGTGCAGTTATTCTACCTGCAGAATTTACATTGTTGTATTGGCCTGGAGTTTCTCCTTCATCGATAAATCCGTCCATACTAAATGTGACAGATCCTATTCCACCCAAATTTTCAGTTACAGAGACAACTGAGAAGAGTTCATAATTAAAGTTTTTAGAATTAAATCCTTTTCCAGTTGAACCAACACCAACACTAACATTTTCAACAAGAACTTTATCTCCAGATGCAAATGGGAAGCTGTTAATTGTGCTGAATCCAACAGAAAGAGTTGCTGTTGCATTTTTAGTCGAAGAATCATACACAATTGTACTAATACCGACACCAGAATCAGTAAATGTCGGAATAATTGTTGGAGTTGCGTTGGAAAGTTTATTTGTATTCTTAAGAATTTCAACTTTTTCATTTCCTAAAGTCATTCTTAAAACTACATCATCAACAACTTCCCTAGTCGATCCATCAAGAACAATCAACTGTGGAGGGATGCTGAATCCTCTTCCGAAAGAAGATATTCCAATTTCATCTAATGAATACAATGCATTAATTTTGACTGTCTGTGGGAAAAGAACTCTTGGTTTTAGAGTATTGTCTGCTGGAAGATTAAATCCAATGTCATTTATCTTTGCGTCTTTTAATTGTCCGATTGTCGAACTAGTCGCTTCAAATATTGCTCCAGAACCATTAGTTTCATTAACAGTTGTTATACCTGGAAGTGAATAATAATTTCTTCCAGGATTAATAATTTCCACCTTAGCAACAGGTCCATAAGTATGAGTACAATCAGTCTCGTAACTTATTTGGGAAGATGTTGTAGATGCGTATGAAACCGACTCTGGGGGATTTGCTAATGTATAAGTGAACGTGGTGGTGGTTCCAACAACAATACTGTGAGTTCCATTATACCCACTTTCTTTTGCTGTTAATTCGTTTCCAGAAATGACTTCATTATCAACAAATACTTCTGATTTTACTTTTGGAAGATTTGCATCATAAACTAAATCCAACTTGTAATATAATGTTTCTGGAATATTTTCATTAACTGCTAAAGTAGATTTTCCTCCAGCAGATCCAACTTGTCCAGATTTAGTATATTCAAAGGTTTTACTATTTTTACTCTTGTTCCAAACTTTAGTAAAGTTATTATCAGTATACAGGTTAAGATCAAACGCAGGATATTTTGATCCAAACACAGAATATCCAAGAGATGCATCTGATAAATCAAAGATTACTGTTGAGTTCTTGTATACTGTTAATGGTGGATTGATTGGACTAATAGTACCACCAGTAGTTCCTGTACTTGCAATTCCAACAGTAACTGGATCTGCTTGCGTCGCATTGAAATAACTTGTTGCAAGTTTGATGTTATCTTTATCTACTCTAGAAACATAATATATCTTTTCATTTGTCAATCCTTCAGAAACATCAGATGCGGTGTAGATTACCTTTTCTCCACCTTTAAATCCATGATCTGTTAATGCAATACTTCCAGTAGATGTGTTAACGCCAGAGGTTGTAAAATCAAGAGGATTGACAAGAATTCTTCTGTTGTAATCATCATACTTTATGGTTATTGTTTTAGTATTTGCTGGATTTACAAATACATCAACTTTGTGAGATGAATTGAGTCCGTGAGTCGATGCTGTAGATACAGTAACAGTATTTTTGCGTAATGTTCCTGTTATTACAGTATGATTTGTGGTGAAGCTATGAGTATCTCCAATACCTACACCTTTTATGAAGAGAGTGGAAGAACTTCTGTAAGTAGATGCAATTCCAACAAAAGTTCCTGTTGTTCCCAAACCAACTCTTACTGTTGCAATTCCAATCAAATCATCATTTATCTTTGCAACGTACAATTGCTCACCATCTGTCAACGTTGTGCCAATACCAACATTACTCTCATCTTCAACATATAATCCAGTACCACCGTTTCCTGGAGAGTATGTTACCAAGTCTCCAGTCTTGAAGTTGTGATTTCTAAAGTAAAGTGATTTTGTTGGAATAAACTTTTGAGTTATTCCTGCACCTGGATTTGAGAATGAAATAGTAGTTCCAATACCAACTCCAGATGTGGTTCCGAGACCAACAGTTTCGACAGGATTGAAATACACTTGCTCGTTAATCCTGTAAGCATAATCAGTTTTATACCCAACATTAATAGTTAATTTTCTGGGATCTTCATATATGAATTTGCCAATAGTATGTGAAGTTGCAACGGTTCCTTCAACTGCTCTCAGAACTCTTATTCTTGAGGAGAGTTTGTCAACGTTCAATACTTTAACTTTTTCCGTTCCTGCAGCAAGTATGTCATTTTCTCTGATGTTAGAGAAAGCAAGGTCACCGACGAGACTAAAATATGTTACAAGTCCAGTAACTCCATCCGTTCCTATTGCAACTCCAGTTGTTCCTACACCAGCAATGGTAAATCTATTTGAAGAAATACCTGCAGTATACGAACCATCAATTCCAGATCCAGTTGTTGATATGCCAGATATAGAAACTATGTCTAAATTTGAGAACTGGTGTGGATAATCACTGTAGATTTTATACTCTCCTGTTTTATCACCAGGATAAAACTCTACATTCTCAATTACACTTGAAGCAACACTAATACGATTGACTGATCTTCCTTTGACCTTAGAAATTTTGGCGTATGCACTATCACCACTTGTTCCAGTATTATCAAAGACCAACGTTTCTCCTACCTTATAATAGTCACCAGAAGTTACAATACCAATACCGTTGATTGTTCCTGGTGCTACTTTGGATACATCTAACGTTTGATTTAATGCATTTGGAAGGAAAATATATGGGTATTCAGAATCTTCTTCGATAAGATTTAATGGTTCTGTATTTCTGCGAAGATCACTAGTTTCAAATGGATACAAATCTTGAGTGGATGAATTTAAGAAGTTAAACTCATCTGGTATAGAGTGATAATTATGACCAATAATGTATGGGAACACTGGTTTTTTGTATTTTTCGAATACACCAGATGACTCTGCAAATTGGTCATTAACCGTCATGAAGTATGCATATGTGCCTTCAGGATAATCTGGAGTGATGCAAAATCTTCCATTGTTTTCGTCAAGAACACTTTGATCAGAAACATCTTTATGTGTGTAATCTTCGATAAAGAATCCTTCGGGGAAAATAGAAGTTGGAGGTCTTCCTGATTTCAAATCTAAGGAATAACCGGACTTCATATTAACTATGATTCCACCAGTCTTACTAGAATATCCGTATGGACCATAAATTGGATGTCCATCATAAGCAAATCCCAAAATGGGAGAGTGTTTTGCCGATGCTACTTCAATACTGTTAACTTTGCGAAGATCACTTTCTCCAAATTGAGTATTTCCCTCTTGATCTACCACAAAACAACTTTCTCTTAAAACTCTTGGTGGATAAACATGAGAGTATTGAAGTTCATTGGTTCCTGATACAATAACTCCATCATCTTTAGCATAGTATGGGAAGTTCTTTTCAAAAAGGTTTACTGTCCAAGTTTTAAGTTTTGCCCTGAATACTGTATCTAAATCATTTTCACCGGCATCTAATATTGTAATAGTGGTTTCGTTTTGAGTATACCCACCACCTGGTTCTATAATTTTTACTTCAGAAAGTGTACCATTTTGCATTACAGGGACTAGAACTGCACCAATACCATCACCACTGATTATTAAGTCTGGAGTTGATGTGTAGTTAGATCCAGAATTTAAAACAATGACTTGAGATATTCTACCATTTGAAATAATTGGTTTTACTTGTGCATTTCTACCTTGCTGCAGAGTAATTTGTGGTTGGTGCTCATAATTTAAAATTTCAGAAGATCCATATCCAACACCACCATTTTCAAGGTGGACCGCGGTTACAGATCCTCTGAAAATGGGTTCTATTTCTGCCTTAAAGTCTTCTGATCCAATTGAAGAAATTCCAACTTCTCCGGAGAGAGTTACTGATATATCTGGATAATTAAATACATGAGTTCCTACACCAACAGTCTCAAGATTGACGTATTGTTTTGTTCTATAATAGAATTCTCTATCAGAACTTACTCCAACCGAAGAAAGTCTGAAGGAGTTTTTGTCAACTACAGTGACATAATATTCTGTATCTACAGAGAGACCAGAAACTGGTGTCCCGATACAAGTATAGTTAACAAGCTCTCCAGTTTGATAGTCATGATTGTCAATTGATATTACGTTTGATGCTGTGTTGATTCCTGTAGCTGCAGGAGACGTTCTCTTTTTGTATTGATACCCAGATCCGCCACTAACAACGTTAATTGAACTGACAACAGATTTTTTATTTACAGATTGTAATGAATGTCTTCCAGAACCAAAATTTGTTAAAAATACTGTGTTTAATCCGGCAATAGCATCACCCTGTGTATTATGCAGTCTAATGGTTGTATTATCAATTACAGAAACATAATAAGAAGAATTCGTAACTATTCCAGCAATTGCTTGCTGATCTCTAGTTTTGTAAATTACTTGTTCGGCATTTCTAAATTTATGATATGTCGTAAAACCAATTCTAGATTGAGTTGAAGCGACACCAACAACAACTCTATTTGATATCTCATCTGCAAAAAATTCTGGAGCATGGTCAATTAATTTCATATTGACCTGACATAATGCTCCTTGGCCATTTCCTCCAGTGATCTTCACTTTTGGAGTTGTTAGGTAATCAAATCCAGGATCCTTTATCCTTACTTCTTTGAGAGATCCCGATACCGAAATATAACCAGTCGCTCCAGTACCAACAGAATCACTGATAAGTAAATTTGGTGGATTTATGACATCAATATTTTTTCCGGGAGATAGAATGTCAACTTTTTCAATTTTGCCGTATGCAATAAAATCTTTTGATTTGTAATTTAATACTTCTACTCCGTTTACCAAGATTCCAGTGAAACCTGGTTTAGTTTCGTTTATTGAACCATCAAATTTTGGTGTAGATATTTTTCTTAAGATCTTCTGTGGCTTTAATGTCTTTGCATAAAATTCAAATGGTTGAATAATACTATCAGTTACTGTAGTTTGTGTGTCTACAGAAACAAATTTGGAACTATAGATATCATTTCTACTCTTTGCAAATTTTAAAGTAAATCCATCTACTCTCTGGACAAAATATAATCCATCATCAAATAGTCCAGTGTCTCTTACTAATCTTGATTGTACTGTTCCAGAATCATCAACATATTGTTGAGTGATTAATCTGGCACTATAATAAACTGCATCTCCAGTGTAGAATCCATGCTCAAAACCAGGAGATATTAAAAAGTCTGTTCCAGAGAAAGTTCCAGAGAATTTAAATTGTCTTGGTGTAACTTCAATAGGTTGTGCATTATACTTTGGAAGAGAAGGTGATGCAACTATGTAATCATTGCTGCCATTTTTATATAATGCATCAATACCCGTAGAGAATTGTTGAATTTGAGGGAAAGTGTTTGAAGATCCTTTTTGAATTCTTCTCTTAATTTTTAAAACTGTGTTTGGATTTAAAACACCTTGTCCACGAACATTAAAAGATTTTTCTCCAGAAATACTAACAATATTAGTTGCTTTTTCTGTTCCATCATTAATAACAATACTCGCAGAGTTTCCTACCTTAAAGTAATGCTTTACATTCAAAGTTATTTTATATGTGTAATCGGAAGAATCAATTAACTCAACCTTTGATACTTTATAGATTGGGGCAACATTATAGAACCATTTGTTTGTTTTGAAATTATTTTCAGTAAATCCTAAAGTCGTTATGTTTGCAGTAGTTCCTCTTTTTAAACTATTTGCATCTGTAGGTAATTTTAAATTATCATATACCGATGAAATTCTAACTCTTACGATCTCGTCTTGATTTAATTTCGATCTACCATACGCAAAAGTATTAATTCCGATAGTTGTTGCATCGGAAATATTTTTAGTTAAGTTGGTAACTCCAAAAAACTGAGTTAGTGATTTTGAAGTATATGATACTATGCCTGTTGTGGTGTCGGCATAATTTACATACAATTCTCCTGTGCTTCCAAATCCAACAGTTGACTCAACATCTATAATTGTTGATCCTGAAGAAACATTCCCAATAATTTTGGTTGATGCCTCTACAGAGAATTTACCATAAGCAGATCCATCAACTCCAATATCTCTATTATATCCACCATCATAACTGAGACGATAGAAAGATTTGCCATATCCTACTTCAATTTTTTCTACAGAAGTAATTGGTGCATATGCTTTTTGAATTCTACTATCAAATTTGTATGCGTCTTGATACAAAGTAGCATATTCCAAGTTTTCTGGGTTTCCAGAAATTGCTTCAACAACTAATTGTCTTACTGCTTCATAGTTGGAATTAGAAGGCGTAAAAAGATACTCTGATGGTTTTACAACAGATACATCTTTATTATACAGTGCTTTGAAAAGAATTTTAAAGGAAGCATCAGTTCCTTTACTCAGATAAAAATCTTTAGATTGTTTTATAAAGAGATTTTGATTTAATTCAGAATCTAACTCTCTGTTTTCTAATCCTGGAAGAAATTGATGTTTTACTTTTAATAAAAATTCTTTTAAAAACAGGCAACTCAAGTTTTCAATAGATACACCAGCACCGTGGTCTTCCGATCTATTCGATTCAAATACAACTTCTTCTTTGTTTAAGTCATCCCTATAAGAAGTAATTCCAACAAAACCTCTTCTACACCCAATAAAAGAAAAATCAGTTTTTCCTGTATATGTAATTACTTCATCTTCAATTTTTAATAATCCATAAGTATCAGGAAATCCCTTTGTTCCTGTTGGAGATTTTCCTGGGTCAACTGTAATAGTTGTGTCGTAAAAAGTTATATCCGATCCAAGAATAACACTTTCAGACAAATTTGTGTTATTATCTAATTTAATGTATTTGTCAATATTTTGAATTAAATCAACCGGTCCACCTTGATACTCTTGTCCAAGATAGTATTGTTTTAAAAACTCAGATACTAAAGGATAATCTTCCCTTACATAAGCAGGAAGTTGGCTTGAGACAATAGTACTAAACTGAACTCTGGTTTCTGACATTTTATGAATTTATCGTCTTAGTATGAGGATGAACTGGAAGAAGTTCCTGATGTAGTTGTAGTGGCATTAGTAGTAGAATTACTACTTACATTAGATGTTGTTGTGTTAGTTGCTGATGAGGGACCTCCAGAACGAACTAAGTTGCCATTAGAGTAACTTGAAGATACGACATAGTTAGATGCTGAAGGATCTAAACCAGACGCTATCTCATCAATAACAGTTTCAAAATTACTGCTACTAATATCTAGTTGCAAATACAAATCCTGTAATCCGACAACATCATTTGATTGAGGAACTGCTTCAATTTCAATAATCGAAACTCCATCCTTTGGTTTTCCTGCAAGCATATTTACAGGATTCAACGTAATAACACCAGTTGTATAGATTATTGTTCCAACGTTTCTCCTCACAATAGTTGGAGACTGTGATCCTACATTTGGTAAAGTGAATAAGAAAATAGATCCAGTTACTTTATTTGTATCGGGAATATCTGATAGGTAAACATTCTCTTGAACTCCCGCAATTCTAAAAGCACTTGATTTTATATTATATCCATTCATATCCTTGATATGAATCTCATTGCCAAATCCAATCGAATACTCTGCGAAAGTGTTTAAGACCAATCTTAAATCCCTTCTCATCCTAACAGTTGTTATGTTAGAAGTAACTGCCTCATGACTGTCGTCAATTGTCTTCAAGAACTTACTATACTTAAATCTAGCACCGTATCGGTTCATTTCTGAAGATTCTGCATATTTTATCGCATTGTTTTGAACAATAGATGAAACTGCAGTCGCAGATGGTGCTAAATTTGAGTTATAGTAGATTTTGCTGTCAACTTCTAAGTACAAATATTTCAAATCAAGTATTTCTGGAACGATTCCTGCAACAGAATACTTTTTCAACTTCATTTTGATGTTTTCTTTGACCAAATTTGGAAGAAAATCCCCAAATTTTGGTTTTATGCTGATAAAAACTTTTCCATATTGTGGAGGAATCAACTCTTCACCACCAAAAACTGAAATTGACTCAGTTTCTGGATAAATTTTTGCTGGAATCAAGGTTTCGTAGTCATTTGCGGTCAATGCACGATTTTGAGAAGCATAAATTCTTGGTGCATACTTTTTAATTGACTCAACACCCTCAATTGGTGCTCCGCCAGATGCAGTAAGACCTGTTGTAACAGCAGAGATTCCAGAAGTTACCGTATATTCTTGAGCATTACGGTTGTACACCAATTTTCCAGCAAATCTGAATTTTCCAACTCCGTTTGCAGAATCTCCACTTGATGTAATATAATCTACAGTGATAAAATTATTATCTTCTAATTTATTTCCAAAAATTCCATCCCCAAAAATAATCTCATATCTTTCATCATCTGCTTCTTGAAGATAGTAGACTTTTGAGTCGGATTTTATATCAAATAAACTGTCTTGAACAGAATATTTCACACTTCTTGAAGATTGTTGATTTGGTTTGACCGAAACAGTCATCAAATCAGTATCAATTCCAATATTATCTAAAATAAACTTCTGATTAGGGGTTCTTGCATCAACAGTAAAGTTTGATGTTAATAAAGTTCCTTCATAAATGGGCACATTAACAAAATTTGCCTCATTATTATAAACAGGAACTGTAATATCTTCTAAAATCGAAAAGACATAAGATTGTTTACCAAAAGAACCTGATGAAGTAGCAACAATACCTTTTTTAAGAGTAATTGTTGATGGCGTTGGTGTAATATCTGTTGTTACAATATAAAAACTTATGGTTGCTCTTGCTGCTGATCTAGACTTCGGTAAGTACCCAATATTTCTTGCTAAAGAAACAACATTCTCTCTTAATGTTGCACTATCAATAAAAACCTCATTCGCAACCATGTTTGCGTTGTATGAGGTGATATAGGTATTGTATGCCAGAACATTCAAAATTGTTGAAAGGTTAGACCCTTCAAAATCATAGTCAGTAAAGTTAGAATTCTCTTTTAGATATTCTCTGAGAGTAGTTTTAACCTGTTCAAAGTCCAGGTTAGTAAAGTTGGATAATGGCATTTTTACCTAGTTGGTTGCAAAACAAATTGTAATTCTTGCGGAGGAACATCTGCACCTATGATTTCATAGGTAATCGTAGCATTAAACTCATTAGAGTCTAAGTCTGGAAGAATTTTAACATCAATCAAATCAACTCTTGGTTCATAGTTCAGAACAGACTGGATTATTTCCTGTCTAATAGCAGAAGCAGAGATATTATCTACATTCTCAAAAAGCACTCTTGAAATATTAGATCCAAAATTATTGTCAAAAAATCGTTCCCCAGGCACAGTAAACACAATATTTCTTATAGAACGGGCAATTGCAGTTTCATTCTTGAGCGCAATTAAGTCATCATTCAGAGGATTTCTCTTGAATGTCATACTGAGGTCCTTAAAACCCTGACTAACCCGTTCTAAAGGCACACGAATACGGCGATTATAACTTATTTATTAAGGTATCCGATCAAAATTCGTTCAGTGGGATGGGTTCAGTACCATATTCCCAGTCATCATAATCTTCATCATTGCGAATTTTTTCGTGAAGTTCGTTTTGAACGTGAAAATCGTGTTTTTTGGGTGTTAAATCATCATTTGCAATCTCACGAAGCATTTTTTGATGCTGATGATTTGCCAAATTGTCTAAAAAATCGTGTTGAGTGCTCATTTTTCGTCCTCTTGAGGTAAATTTTCTCTTTCTTTAGCAGTTTTCCAGAAATATTCGTCCTCAC